CGCAGCGAAGCTGTTGGAATAAATGCGACTTTCTTATTTTCAATTTCTTCCTTTATCAGACTTCCTACACTTGAAAAATGCGAACATAAAAATAGTTTCATCAATATTCTCCTTTATAAATTCCGATTTGATGCTCCCATTATACCATCTCCCTACATCTCCTTCAACGTAAAACTAACCGTCCACAATCCCTTATAACTGGTATCCTTTTTCAGCTTCGCCTTATACCCCGTCACATACATCTCTGCCAGTTTCAGTTCCGCTGTCTCCACATCAAAATACTGCACACTGATCTTATCCTTCTTCGCATACCCTGACAGCTTCACATCCCCGGTCAGGTTCGTCATGATGGAACGCATGGAAGTACCGGCCTGGGAAGCCTTGATACCGGCATTGCCCATCAGACCGATTGCTTCTGCCGTATCCTCAACCGAAAATCCCAGCGCCCCCGCAACCGGCGCACAATACTTGAACGTCTCGCCCATCATGGACACATTGGTATTGGCATTACTGGAAGCAGCCGCCAACACATCCGCAAAATGTCCCGAATCCGCTGCAGTCAGCCCAAAAGCCGTCAGCGCATCCGTCACAATATCAGAAGTCGTTGCCAGGTCTTCCCCGGATGCCGCAGCCAGATACATAACACCCTCAATACCGGACAGCATATCCTCCGTCTTCCATCCGGCCATTGCCATATAGTTCATGGCATCTGCCGCCTCAGTCGCAGAGAACTTCGTTTTGGCACCCATCTCCCTGGCCTTATCCCGGAGGCTATCAAAATTCGATCCCGTTGCCCCAGACACAGCCGCCACCTTACTCATCGCAGAGTCAAAATCAGCGGCAGTTTTCACCGCCGCCGTTCCAAGCCCTGTCACCACTCCCGTCACAGGAAGCAGCTTCTGCCCAACAGAAGAAATCTTGTTTCCAACCGTCTGCAGCTTTTCACCGGTTGCCCCGATTTTCTGCAGGGCAGTCGCAGACTGGTTCGCCTGCTCTTCCAGACTCCGCAGTCTCTGTTCCGTCTCAATGATCTCCCTCTGCAGGGCATCATACTGGTCCTGGGAAATCGTTCCGTTCCGCAATGCCTCATCCGCCTGCTGCTGTGCAGTCTTCAAAGTCTCCAGCTTTTCCCTTGTTTCAGAAACCGCCTGTGCCAGCAGTCTGTGCTTCTGCGCGATCAGCTCCGTATTCCCCGGATCCAGCTTCAGAAGCTTCTCCACATCTTTCAGCTGGCTCTGCGTATTCCTAATTTCCGTATTAACCCCTTTCAGGGCAGTCTGCAATTTTGTGGTATCGCCGCCAATCTCGACAGTGATCCCCCTGATTCTGTTCCCTGCCATACGGCTCACCCCCTAAATCCCATAAAAAAAGGCACAAAAATACCCGGATCACTCCGGGCACAAAAAAAGCATCTGCCATTCCTAACAAATGCTTTCCATATCTTCTTTTATTAAATCAATAGAACTGAAAGTTGTAGAACAATCTCTCTACCGTTCATACGATGCAATGATTTCTTTGCTGTCTGCAATTCTATAATCAAGTGTTCCCAAATTACCAATCAAGTTAAATGTCATATCTGCATTAACCTGCAATTCATCTTCAATCCTGGATGCAGACGGCTCATCTTTTAGAAAAACGGTTAATCCATAAGGCTCTGTTTCAGACTGTATCTCTATACTGTCATATGAATATCCCTCCGGATACTCTTGACTACTTACAATATTTATAACATTCGAAGAATCTCCTACATAATCTGTCTTATACTGCGACAGATCAAGAATTTCGTACAGTTTTTCTTTTTTCCCGCACGTCGAAATCAACATTATTGATACCGTAACTAACATAATTGCAAGTACTTTTTTCTTCATAGAAACACCACCTGAAAATTTTTATTTATCTTCTAACTCAAATCCGAGTTCTTTCAGTTCTTTTTCGTTTCTGACATCTTCATCAGTTTTCTTTCCAGTGATGGCGCTGTAGGCTTCTTTGATACCATTTTTCACTGCCCATTTGATAACGAAATACAGTGCGATCAAAATAACAATTGCGGTTCCTCCACTTATGCCTAATTCATTCCACATAATCATTAACTCCTCCGATTTCGTGACTTTCAATTTATTTTCAACTTTGCAGGCTGGGATTTATCATTGAATAAACCACATCCATACTCCAACTACTATAAGCAATATACCCGATATTCTTCCTGCAAATTTCGACTTTTTATATCCTAGAAAATTTATTGTTTCGGGAGTTGTAAATGGCAATAAAACAACATCTATACCCATTACTATAATTCCAATTCCTATTAAGACATTATTGTTAGAAATAATGCCATAAAACATAACTAAGAAGCCCAAAATAATGCCTAATATAAAATACTTGATTTTATGGCTGTCTTTATCCACCATCTTTTCATAACAATTTTCACATTTGCTGTTACAAAACTCAAAATTGTCATTTAATTTTTTTCCACAATATTTACATTTTTTCATACTGTTTCCTCGGTAATCCTCAAAAATTCATTCAACAGCTCACGATTTTCTCAATTCTCCAAACTTAAATTTGCTTTGTAACTATGACTTTTCCTTCAGAATCCAGAAGAGGTGTAATACTGGCTCCAAGTCCGGAGTTCCAACAAAGGTAGTTAACCCCAGTCTCCTTATCTACAAGAATTTGACGAATTCCTTCATCTTTAAGCATACTTCCGTCTTTAAATATAACTTCAAATCTTTCTTCTTTCTTTGCCATGTTTACTCCTCTTTTCTCAAGCGTTAAATTTTGATAAACCCATTATACCCTTTCTGAATCATCCTGTCACCACATTTCATCAAATCAAAACCTGTCAAAATCCTCCTGTGTGGCAACCTGTCTCCATCCCTTATACTCATCGTTCCGGCTCTCCACAAACATATCGTTCACCATCCCGATAGTCAGCAGATTCACATCCGGCGTGATAATCAGCTGACCATTTTCACATTTCACCCGCACATAATCTCCAAGATGAAATCCCAGTTCTTCCAGCCATTTTCCTTTTAATGTAATTGCCGGAACTGTCTCATATTTATAACCGCTCTGTCCACAAACCTTCATATTTCTTACATTTTTCTTTGCCATAGAATTGACTCCTTTCAAATTTGACTAATAGATTTTCAGATAAAAAGAAAAAGCCGCTGACACGTTATCTTCTAACGCATCAACAGCTTCTGTCTTGCTTTGTTTCAGTGTATTATTCAGTTTTGTAAAGGTTTATTTGCTTTCAGCATTCTCCCTGATACGGTAATAATCATCCATATCAATGCCTATTTTTACCTTGGCATCTGGTTTTCGTTTGCCCAAAAGGCACACAGTCTCCACATGGGCGGTGCAAGAGAACAAATCCATATATTATGGAAAGAAAACTTTTAATTTTGAAGTGTAGTAGTCACCTGGTAGAACCAGATTAACGATTATCAGCAAGGGGTGCATACAATATATACCCGATTAACGATTGCCCCTACATTCCCGAATTTAAAGTCGTTTATTTGTAGTCTCCTGGTAGTCTCACCCCCGGCGGACGCCAAATTATGCCCCAGTTTGCTCCATTATTCCGAGGATTGCGAGTAGTCATGGAGTTCTGCCGTGGCAGATGAAAAATATTTTTACCATTGTTTTATTTCTCCTTGATTTGCCCGGAAATTCCCTGTTTTGCAATGGATTTCGGGGATTTGTGAAATGTGTGTTTTAGCTGCCAGCTTGGCAAAATGGGGCAAGATTAAGCAAGTTATTGCGGGCTGCGTGATCTTATCATTTCCAAGCAGAATACCAAACAAAGCATATCCCAGCATTCCAGCCTCATATCCTGTCAGTGTAAAGGGAAAATAGACATCTTTTTCTTTTACAAGTTTACAAAGCAGCCTTCCTGCAAAAATCCCACCTGCGGTCACTACGAAGAAGGTAACCGGAAATATCACAGTATCTGCTTTAATACTTGCCCGATAAAAAAGTATAAAACAATGAGATTGGAAGTGTAAAATTCATAACCAATGCCTGAAGTCCTTCAATTCCCTCTGGGCGGATCAGTTTTTTCTCTCTGCAGATCATCCCAATAATAAGCATTATGATCACGGGTAAAATCACTTGTGATAAACTCACTATTGTTCAGCCTCCCGTACCTGTTTCTCAGCATTCCACAGCTACTTTAATCACACCATCTCTCTTATTTTCGAACAATTCATATGCCTCTTCAATCCTGTTTAACGGATAGGTATG